CGGCTCCCTTGTCCGAAACACGAGGAACAAAGTGCATGCAGAACCCCGGGGCCGGGCCGGAAGAACACGCCTGGAAGGCGTGGCTCAGCACCGGTTCCGCCGCAGTGTGGGCATCGGCGCACGGTCATGACACTGAACCCATTGAGATGGCGAGCCGTGAGAACCTGAAGGCCTCGACGAAGAGTGTTGCCTCAGCCTTCATGCCGTGGATGCCCGGCAGTTTGAGCATCAGTGATTGCTCGTACCTGACTGCGTCGTGGAACTGCTCGCGCTCGCCCCGGCAGATTTCAATCGCCCGCTCTGGAGAAAATCCAATCGCACTAAGCTCCACTGCGAATGCGATGTCTAAGGCCTGCTCTTCGGTGTAGAGCGTAGAGACGCCAGCCCGGCCGTTAATGCCATCAGGCCAACCCAGGCGCCGCAAGTTCCGTACTCTTGCGGCAAACGCTGTCCAACCTACGCCCTTGATTTTGTAGATATCCGAGAGTGCCCCAAGGATTTCCGCAAGAGTGAACTGCGCCTGATCGAAGCCCGAAGGGGCAAGACGCGAAGCGGCTTGATCGGAGACGAGAGCAGGTTGCGCGCGCAGCGCGTCGCTCGAATTGCCACTGCTCACGCCGCCCTCCGTTCGCTGGAGGAGGCGATCAGCTCATCAATCTTTGCCTGATGCTCATCCTTCTGGTCGCAGGGCTGGATACCGAAATGCACCCAGATCGCGCCGCAGCGGATCGCAGCTTCCTCGGTCGAGAACTTCGCCGTCGCATCGATGCTCGGCAGGATGCGGACCCAATGCCCGTTACCAGAAAGGAACAGCGACCATTCCAGTCCACCCGGAATGTAGCTCCGGACGTGCTTGATTTCGGCGGTACGGTTGGCCTGAGCCATGTCGATCTCCAGCGCCGTGCTCGGCGTTGAAGTCGGTTTAAGTCGGACAAATCCGACAGTCAAGCGGAAATGTCGGAAATATCCTTGTCGGATTTACACCCCACAATAAAGCCCGCCGGGTTAGGGCGGGCATTGATCCGAAACGAATGCGTTTCATCTGGACTAAGTGTGGTGTGGAAGTAAGTTCCGCTCAGGGGGGCGATTCGCACGCATGGAACACGAGTTGAAGCGCCTGAAGGCGGCTGATGGGAGTTGGGCAGCGTTCGAGGCGGACTGGTCGGCGCAGTGCGTCGCGTTCGATGAGGATTTCGGGCAGTTTGCTCAGGCCACCATCGGAGTTCTACGCGATCTCGCCGAACAAACGCCAGCGCCGAAAGCGGCTGCGACCTTCGGTCTCTGGAACTCTGAGACTGGAGCGTTTGACGCTGTCGCTCAGTTGAACTCCACCTTGATCCCCGGTCATGATGGGAAGGTGCTTCGAATTCGCCACCTCCTGCTCTCGCCGTACTTCGATTTTGGCGACTATCCGATTGAGACTTACTCCACGGTGCTGTCTCGAATGTTCGCACATACCGCCTCTCTCAGCGTGGCGGGAACGTTCGCTTCACGTCATATTAAGTTTCACCTGCGTAGTCCTGCTGATCGTCAATTTTTTGCGGGTTTCGTGGAGCCAATGGCCCAACTCGGGATTTTTTCAAAGGTTGTAATGCGTGGAGCCTGGCTCTATCTGAGCCTCAAGTGAGATTGGAGACACCGATGGATGTGAAAACGCTTGAAGCGGCCTTCGCTGCCGCTTTCGACCAGAGCATCAGGAAAATGGGGCTTTCGGCATTCAAGCAGACGTCTTTTTTCGGTTCTAACGAGCGAGTGGTGGAGCTGAAGAAGGCCGCCTAACTGCCGAAATTTTGCAAACGAGCCCGTCAGAGATGGCGGGCTTTTTTGCGTCTGGAGACTCGGAAATCATTTCCGACCAGGCCGCACATGCCAGACCTAATCCGGCCACTCCTCATCCGGATAGAACCCAGGATCTTCATCGATCGCGTCGGGCTCCTGGCGCTCACCGGCCTTGCGCTCCGGCAGCACCGGCACTGATCCATCGAATGAGACCCGGATCAGGGCGCCCCAGGTTGTCGCTTCTTGGAATACAGCGCGGATCGTATCGCCGCGCCGCAGGATCGACGCGACGAACACGGCATCGACCGAACGAAGATACCCGATCTGGATATTGCGGGCGCTGAATACCGCGACGGCATGTTCGTCGGCTGGATTCGTCGGTTCCGGAACGAGCTGGACCAGTTCGGCCGGACTGCACATGGTGATTTCGAAGCGCCGGCCAACCTGCTTGCCCTTGTTGGGATAGTCGGCGCCTACGACCGCCAAGGATCGTTGGGGTAGGGGCATTAGACCTGTCTGAAAAAGGCGACAACGCGCCCTTCGATTCGGACATCCTTGGAATCAATCTCGTAATCATCAACTGTTTGATTGTCTGACTTAATCAAGATTCGAGTTGGGCTTACGGCGCGCAGCCGTTTCAACCCAGCCGCACCATAGATGTTGATCCAATAGATGCCGTCCTGGCGGGTTAGCGCGCGATCGCTCGTGTCCACAATGATCACATCGCCGCCGGTCATAGTTGGGCTCATGCTGTCGCCGACGCCATCAACGATCCGCAGCCTGGAAAACGACGATCGCGTTATGGAGCGCAGGAAGCCCACATCGAACTTCACTGTAGAATGCTCGACGTAGTCTTCTACGAGGGTGCCGGGCCCCATAGGGACGGACAAATCAAGCCGGATCAGTTCAACCGTACCATCATCTTCCGACGCGGACCGCACGCGTGGCAGGTCGGGCTGGGGCGAAGCATGGAGCTTCTCCGCAGTCACCAAAAGCTTGTTGACCGTGTCGATGCGCGGGCGCGTGTCCTTGGCCTTGAGGTCCGAAAACCAGCCGCGATTGAGCCCGGCCTGCACCGCCCAGTCGCCCTCTGAGACCGTGCTGGGTTTGTAGCGCATCAGCTCGTCATAGAGCTCACGACCGCGCAGTTCTCCGAAATCCGCCATGTCGGAGAAATCCCACAACGCGGCTGAAAACGGAACGTAAGAGGTTTCCGACAGTCCGACTTGCATTATCGGAAACATCCGACTAATTTGTCGGATATGGGCAGTCGAATAATCAGCGACGCGGAACTCCTCGCACAAATCAAGGCATTTTGCGCGGCCAGATCCATCAAGCACACCACCTTTGGGCGCGAGGCGCTCGGAGATGGCAGCCTAATCTCAAACCTGGAGGCTGGCAGGTCGCTTACGCTTCGCAATGCAGCGAGAATTTCTAATTTCATGGCGAACTACCAGGCGACGCAGGCCGCAGCATGAACGCCCGCTGCCTCCGTTGCCGCGTCTCGCTGAACCACCCGCAGTTCGAATACTGCACGGTTCCGTCCTGTCCATTCGATCATAGCGCAGCGCTCACCGCTGACGCAGCAATCCCCTCGGGCCTTAACCCCGGCACGAGGGCAGGGGAGGGCCGGAGCAGGTCCCGGCTCTCCCCGGTATATGCGGGGCGGAGCGCATGATCGCTACCGCCGTCCTCGGCTGCGCGATCTTCGCTGGCATCATCGCCGCCAAGATCCTCGACGCGCCAGGCGACGACGAGCCGACCGACCAATTCAGCCAGCCATTCGGTGATGTCCCGCATGTCGTCCTCCGCGACGACGGCGATTTCCTGGGCTGGGTTCATGGGGAGCCTGAATAGATGAGCGTCCGAAACAATGTCTGTCCCGCTGATCCGCTCTCGAAGGACAAGTTTCAGCAGCGCCTCGCCGCCGCGTGGGGCCGGGTATGGCCGAAGATCGGCAAGGGCGTGATGGCTGACCGGATGGGCCTGTCCGACACGAAGACAATCGACCGGGCCGTCACCGCCGCCAATCTCCCCGAGGCGCACACGATATTCAACTCGCTGATCGCCGACCCGACCGCGCTCGACGAGCTGTTGGCCGAATATGGCTTCCGCGTCGTCCCGATCCGTCCCGAGGCGGCGAATGACATGGTGACGCTCGCCGGTCTCTGCGATGCGGCCTCGGTCCTATCCGACGCTCTCAAGGACGGACAGCGCGTCCACCCCGAAACGCTCAAGATCGCTGACAAGCTGCGCCCGCACATGCCGGCGTTGTCCGCGCTGATCCGCGAGGCTGACGAATTGCGGGGGGCGGCATGAAGCGCGGCCCTGCGATCACGCCCCAACAATCCGAATATATCGTCGGCCTGTTCCGGGCCGGGCGCGACCTGAATTACGTGAAGGCGGCGACGTCCAGCCTTTGGTCGGACGGCACCTATCAGAAGCTTCGCGAGATCGCGGCGAGGGGACAGCCATGCTGACCGCGCCGCAGAGCCGTTTGCTCGAATACATCAAGGCCTGTGCCGACGACGGCTGGTGCCCGACTTTCCGCCAGATGCAGGACGCGATGGGGCTGCACTCCATCTCCAGCGTCCATCGGCTGGTGGTCGCGCTGGCAGAGCGCAACTTCATCCGCCGCATCCCCAACCGGCAGTGCGCCATCCAGGTCGTCACCGAGCCGGCCCTTATCAAACAGGATCCGACGACGATCGTCATCGAAAGTCCGGGACGGGCGCCGCTGTGGGAGCTGCCTCTGGCGGTGCTCCAAAGCGAGCTGAGCCGCCGGGGCTATTCGATCGTCGCGAATGAGCCGGCCGCATGATCCGGCGCCTGATCTTCCGCCTGCGCATGGAATGGTCGCTCCACCAGCGCCGACGCAAGCGCTCCGTCTATTCGGCCGCGAGCCGCAAGGGCGCCAGCACCTACTGGCACAACGCGATCACCCGCGACCGCCTCTACAACGAAGGGAAACAGCATGTCGGATAATGTCGCCGCGGATAAACTTCGGCAGTACATCGAGCGCGTCGAGCGCCTTGAGGGCGAAAAGAAGGGTATCGCGGACGATGTCCGTGATGTTTACGCCGAAGCGAAGGGCGACGGCTATTGCCCAAAAACCATGCGCCGCATCGTCCGCCTGCGGAAGATGGAGCCCCACGATCGGCAGGAAGCCGAAGCGCTGCTGGACACCTATTCGGCCGCCCTCGGCATGCAGTGCGGTCTGCTGCTGTGAACTCGGTGACGCTCCCTTGGCCTCCGAAGGAGCTGAACCCGAACGCGAAGTGCAAGCTTCGCGCGAAGATGCGCGCCAAGAAGGCGTATCGGCAGGAATGCTGGGCACTGACCCTGGAGGCCGGGCTTCGCGCGCCGGCTGACCGCATCCTCCTGCACCTCGATTTCTATCCACCTGACAACCGCACCCGCGACGACGACAACATGATCGCCAGTTTCAAACACGGCCGCGACGGCGTCGCCCTGGCGATGAAGATCGACGACAAGCGATTTCGGACCGTCCCAATGGTCCGCGACGTGCGGAAGGGCGGGGCGATCGTCGTCACGCTGGAGGCGCTGTGATGGGCAGGGCTATTCCCCAATCTGTCTGCGATCGAGCCGAGCTACTGGCACGCGCGCACCCATTGCAGACCGTGGCAGAGATTCTGGGTCTCCATCCCGGCCAGATCACGCGCATGAAGAAACGCGGTTGGAGGCAGGCCGGGCACAATTCGCACGCCCGGCCCATGCCCTCGGACTTCGCGATCATGGCGGGTCGGATGAGCTACCGCGAGCTGGTGCAGCACTACCGTGCCGGGAATGACACGATCGGCAAGTGGTTACAGGTGACGCGCCCTAAATGGAAGGCGGGGAGGCCTAAACGATGAGCCGCTGGTTCCGCCTCTACGACGAATTTCTCGACGATCCCAAGATACAGCGCCTGCATCCAGCGCTGTTGAAGGTCCTCCTCAATGTCTGGTGTCTCGCCAGTCGCCATGATGGGCGGCTGCCCTCGCTCGCAGACATGAGTTTCGGCCTCAGAATGACCGAGGATGAAACGTTACGTGCTGTTTCAAAGCTCGCGGAAGCCGGTTTCATAGACACCGATCCCGCCACCGGTGAGCAGCGCCCCCATGGCTGGACCGTCCGCCAATTCCGCTCCGACACGTCGACCGATAGGGTTCGTGAGCACCGGAAACGGCAGAAAACAGCCGAAAAGCCGAAACCTCCGACCAATGGTGGTGGCGTTCCACGAAACGACGATGAAACGTTTCATGAAACGGCCCCAGAGACAGAGCAGAAACAGAGCAGAGCAGAAGGTTCCGTAGCTGTCGCTACGGGAACTGTCGTTCCGCACCCTGCCTCGGATTTCTGCAAAGCCGTCTTTGATAGCGGGATCGCTCTCCTACGCCGCGACGATCCCGACATGACCGAACGCGCCGCCCGCTCCATCGTGGGCCGCTGGCGCAAATCCGTCACCGACCCCGAGTTGATCACCATCCTGATGGATGCCGAAACCAAAAGCCAGTCGCTCGAATGGGTGACGGCTGCTGTGGAGACACGAAATGGCAAGCGTACCAGCGACGAAATCCGCGACCCCGTCCTCGCTGACATCGCCCGAGCTTCCGGCTTTCGTTGAGCCGATCGTTCTAGACGCGGATCAGTTCTACATGCCGGCGGTGAAGCGCCACCACGCGCCGGCGCTACTCGAAGCTTCGGAAGCGCATCGGCGCGCACTGGCCCCAGCTTTCGAGCATGAGCGGACCGGCATCCTGAGTGAGCTGCGTCTCCGATCGATCCCTCGCACCGAAAGCGCGGAAGAAGCACGTGCTCGGCATCGCCTGCTTCTCGACGATCTGGCCGATGTGCCAGCGGATATCCTCCAGGCCGCCTGCCGAGCATATGTCCAAGCAGAGGGTTCACGCTTCTATCCGACTGCCGGCGAACTAAGGGTGCACATCAACCCATTACTGGCCCAGCGCCGGCTCCGGGCATACCGCCTGGCCCAGATGGCGCGCGAAGCGGAGACAGCATTCGACGAGTCCCAGCGCTGGCGCCCAGGGCCGGGCGAGACGGCCGCGATCTTGGCTGAAGTCCGGGGCGGTGTTTCATGACCCACATCACTGATCACGCGATCGTTCGCTTTCTGGAGCGGGTCTACCATGTCGACATGGATGCCATCCGAGCCGAGATGAACTCCACCGCCGTCATCGCAGCGATCGAGTTCGGCTGCGACACCGTCAAGCTCGGCTGCGGCGCCCGCCTCAAGATCCGCGACGCCTAGATCGTCACCGTATTGCCCAAGAGGAAGCACTGATGAACGCCATGACCATTGCGTCGACGGTTTCGATGGAGATCCCGGACGACGCGACGCAGGACCAGTGGCTTGCGACCGGGCGCGAACTCGCTAGGATGAAGGACCATCTGGGCTTCATGATCGGCGATTGGGTGAACCATGGCCGGAAGCACTTCCCGGAACAGCTTGACCTGCTGATCGAGCAGGCAGGGTTCGATCCGCGGGCTTCCCTCAAGACCGCCCGCGTTGCCGAGAAATTCCCGGCCCATGTCCGCAACAAGCGGCTGAGCTTCGATCATCACCGGGTGGTCCACATGCTCCCGGCACCTGACCAGCTCGACCTGTTGCAAAAAGCCGGCCGCGAGCATTGGGACGTGAAGGCACTCCGCGAAGCCGTGGTTCAGAAGCGCTACGAGAGCGGTGACCTGTTCGATGACGAGGATGTGGACGCAACGCTCCTGACGATCATCATCCGGGACTGGAACCGCGCGACACCGCAAGCCCGCAAGGATTTCCTTGAACTCGCCGCGCTCGCTGGCGCCGGCATCATCGACGAGGACCAGGTTTATGTTGATGCGTAAGCTTCGGCGCCTCCCAACGCGCGTCCCGGTCCCCGTCGATCCGGAGTTCGTCCAGAAGTTCTGCGAGACCGGCTGGCAGAGGGTGGAGCGCATCTACGGCAAGCGCCGCGTGCAGGTGTGGGCCGATGCCCTTGGCCGCCGTGCCTTGATCGCCAAGCGTCGGGAATATCGGAAGGAGCAGAGGCAGATGAGGGAAATCGCCGCTGTATCGACGCGCCGGTCGCTCGCGCAGGCAAGGGCTTTGGGGCTGGCACCCGAGCTGTGAAGAGGAATCATCAATGTCATTGACGCCCAAACAGCAGCGGTTCGTCGAAGAATATCTCGTCGATCTAAACGCCACCCAGGCCTACCGTCGTGCAGGATATGCAGGCGACGACAATGTCTGCGCTGTGGAAGCCCATAAACTCCTAAGCAATCCTAAGGTCGGAGACGCCGTCGCGGCCTTGAAATTGGAGCGCTCCGAAAAGACCGGCATCAACGCGGCATGGCTCCTCCAGCGCCTTGCGGACGAAGCAACGGCGGATGTCGCCGATCTGTACCATGATGACGGTCGGATCAAACCGGTGAAGGACTGGCCGCTGATCTGGCGGCAAGGGCTTGTCGCGGGTCTTGAGGTCGAGACGATAGGGGAGGGTGCCGGCCACCTGACCAAGGTCAAGCTGTCCGATCGCATCAAGCGGCTCGAGCTGATCGGCCGGCACATCGACGTGCAGGCGTTCAAGGACAAGATCGAGCAGTCCGGTGGGCTCTCGTTGGTCGTCAGCAGCGAGGATGCGGGGTTGTGAGCATGCCTGTCGTCTACAAGTATCCACTACTGTCCCGCGTCGTAGACGTGGAGATGCCGGAAGGTGGCACTGTCCGGCTCGTGGATCGTGACCCCGCAAGCGGCGACCTGGCTATCTGGGTGGAGCACGATCTAAATCGCAAGCGTTGCATGCGCAGGTTTCTCGTTGTCGGGACCGGATCGCCAATATCGCCTCTCTGTGCCCACATCGGCAGCGTGATCGCAGGCGCGTTTGTCTGGCACGTTTACGAGTCGCAGTGACCGCCCAACTCACCCCCAAACAGCGCGAAGCCAACCGCCTCCTAGCCGGCCCAGCCCGCAACATCATGCTCCGTGGCGGCTCGCGCTCAGGCAAGACGTTCCTACTAGTCCGCGCCATCATCCAGCGCGCGATCAATGCGCCTGGCTCCCGCCATGCGATATTTCGTTTCCGCTTCAATCACGCAAAGACCAGCATTTGGGCGGATACCATGCCCAAGGTGCTCAAGCTGTGCTTTCCCACGCTGCGCGCCCGGTTCGACAAGACGGATTTCTATCTCGAGCTACCCAACGGTTCGCAGGTCTGGATCGGCGGCTTGGATGATAAGGAGCGCGTCGAGAAGATCCTGGGCGCGGAATACGCCACCCTTTATTTCAACGAGTCCTCGCAGATCCCATGGGGGTCGATCGAAACGGCAATGTCCCGCCTTGCCCAGAAGTGCGAGCTGGCACCGGAAATCGCCGTGGCGACAGCTCGCACGCATCTCGCGTTGAAGGCGTATTTCGACTGCAACCCGCCCTCCAAGCTGCACTGGTCGTTCCAGCTTTTCCGCACGAAGCTGAAGCCCGGCACAAAAGAGGCGCTGCCGAACCCCGACGATTATGCGGAGATGAAGGTCAATCCGTCCGACAACGCGGATAACCTACCGGCGGAATATTTCGACGTATTGGCCAGCATGTCGGCGGCCAAGCGCCTCCGGTTCGAAGACGGTGAGTGGGCGAGCGAGGTCAACGGTGCGCTCTGGGCGCTCGAAGATCGCAAGGTTGAAGGCGATCGGGTCATTCCCGGTATCGATCGTTTCCGCGTTGCGTCTGCCCCCGACCTCCGCCGAATCGTGATCGCCGTTGACCCATCCGGCACCAAGGGTGACGGGACCGGGGACGATATCGGCATCGTGGCCGCTGGCCTGGGCGTCGATGGCCGCGCCTATGTGCTTGAGGATGGCACCTGCCAGATGTCACCCGAGGGCTGGGGCCGGCGGGCCGTCGACATGTACCATCGCCTGGGCGCCGATCGGATCATAGGCGAGCGGAACTATGGCGGTGACATGGTCCGCTTCACGATCGCCACCGCCGACAAGAAAGCCGCGTTCAAGGAAGTGGTCGCCAGTCGAGGTAAGGTGGTGCGCGCCGAACCGATCTCGGCCCTCTATGAGCAGGGGAAGGTGAGCCACGTCGGCACCTTCGCCGATCTCGAGGACCAGATGTGCAATTTCACGGCTGCTGGGTTCGTGGGCGAGGGCTCGCCAGATCGGGCCGACGCGCTGGTGTGGGCGTTGACCGAGCTGATGCTCGGCCCGGAGCGCTATGACCTGTCCAAACTGCTCGGGTGAAGGCGGTAATCGCGCACACCCCATAACCGCATACCCGCCCAATGGGCATCATCGCGCGCTTCACCGACGGCCTAGCCAATCTCGCATCCGGCCTAGGCACGTCCGCGGACAAGCGCACGGGCTCATTCTACCACCGTTGCCCGATCACGCCCGACCAGATCGACGCGGCCTATCGCACGTCCTGGCTGGTCCGGAAGATCGTGGACGTTCCCGCGCTCGATATGACCCGCGAACGGCGGGACTGGCAGGCCGAACAGGCTGACATCGAAAAGCTTGAGGGCGAGGAAAAGCGCCTCAAGCTTTGGGCGAAGGTCCGCCAGGCGCTGATCCTTGGCCGGCTTGGTGGTGGCGCGATTATCCTTGGCGTTGGCAACGAAGATCCGGCGCTGCCGATCAATGCCCGGTCGCTCAAGGCCGGCGCGCTCCGATACATGCATGTCGTCAGCCGGTGGCGCCTCTCCATCGGTCAGATCGTGATGGACCCCAGGTCCGACCTGTTCGGCCAGCCTGAGTATTTCAGCCTCGGTAGCCAGAACGGTGCGGTTCGCATCCACCCGTCGCGCGTCGTGGTATTCCGTGGGCTTCACATTCCCGAACTCGGCATCACCATGTCGGAGGAGCAATTCTGGGGCGATAGCGTCATCCAGTCGATCAACGATGCTGTGAAGAACGCGGACACGGCGACGGCGGGATTCGCGAGCCTGATCCATGAAGCCAAGGTCGACACCGTCTCGATCCCCGGACTGATCGGTCATGTCGCCACGCCCGAAGGTGAGGCCCTGATCAAAAAGCGGGTGGAGATCGCGAACCTCTTCAAGAGCGTTTGGAACACCCGCATTCTCGATGGTGGCACGGGCGAGGACGGCACCGCCGAAGAATGGGACACCCGGCAGATCAATTGGGCCGGCATGCCCGACGTGATGAACGCCTTCATGGGCTTCGTCGCGGGCGCGGCCGATATCCCGGCGACCCGGCTGCTCGGCCGTTCGCCGCAGGGCATGAACGCCACCGGCGATGGCGACCTGACGAACTATTACGATCGCATCCAGGCGCAGCAGGACAGCGACCTTCGTCCGCAGCTCGAACAGATCGATCAGGTGCTGATCCCCTCCGCCGGCGTAACGATGGGTGAGCAGACCAAGACGTGGTTCGAGTTCCCGCCGCTGACCACGCCGACGGAGGCGGAGGAGGCGACGACCTTCAACACGTCGATGGACGCGATCACGAAGCTCCAGAGCACCGGCGCCGTGCCCGACCTCGCCATGTCGAAGGCGGTGCAGAACTTCATGGTCGAACGCGGCTATCTGCCTGGGCTGGAGGGTGCGCTTGCTGAGATCCCGGAAGCCGAGCGCTTCCCCGAGCCATCTGATGATGAAGTAGACCCATCGGCTCTAACGCAGGAAGGGGGTGATCAGTCCGCCAGGGGCGAGAAGATCGCGGCGAATGATGCTGCACCTCGCACGCTGTACGTTTCGCGTAAGTTGCTCAATGCTTCAGAGTTCATTGCCTGGGCGAAAGGGCAGGGGTTCGAAACCACCACGCCGGCTGACGATTTGCACGTCACGATCGCGTTCAGCCGAACGCCCGTGGACTGGATGAAAATGGGCGACAATTGGTCGGACAATGGGAAGGGCGGACTGACGGTCCCCGCTGGCGGTGCCCGCATCGTGGAGCCGTTGGGCGATAAGGGGGCCGTCGTCCTGCTGTTCGCGTCATCCTCACTGTCCTGGCGGCACGAAGAGATGATCCGCAACGGCGCCAGCCATGACTTCAGCGAGTATCAGCCACACGTCACTATCACCTATCAGAAACCGGATGGGTTGGATCTGAAGAAGGTGGAGCCGTTCCGGGGCAAGCTGGAGTTCGGGCCGGAAATCTTCGCCGAAGTTGTCGATGATTGGGAGAAGTCCCTCAAGGAGGGCTGATCCGTGCTGATCCCCCTCGCAACGATGGTCCGTGCGCGCCAACCCAAGCGCAAATTCGTCACCATTCGTCCGATCCAGCCCACGCAGATCATGGCGGACGACCTGTATTTCGGTGTCTACCTGCCCATAGTCGAGGATTGGACGCGGGCACTTTCGGGCATCAAGACCGCCTATGAGCGGTCATTGCCGGCACCAGGTACCCGCGATGCCGTGCCTGACATCGAGAACGCGATCGAACGCGCTTCAGAGCAGATCACGCGGCTGATCCTCGGGCTATCGCCGAACCTCCGCCGCTGGACCCTGCGAACCGAGCGCTGGCACCGGGGCAAATGGCGCTCCGGCGTGATGGCCGCGACGAATATCGATATCGACATGATGATGAGCCTTGGCGACGTCACTGAGACCGTCGACGCCTTCATTGCGCGCAATGTCGCGTTGATGCGGGATATCTCGGCTCAGGCGCAGGCCCGGATTTCCGATATCGTGTTCCGCGGATTTCAGGAGGTCCGCCCGATCCGCGAGGTGGCGAGGGAGCTGGACGACGCGGTTGGCATGTCGCGCGCTCGGGCCATTCGTGTCGCCAGTGACCAGACGTCGAAGCTGTCGGCCGCCCTTGATCAGGCGCGGCAGGAGCAGGTCGGGGGCAAGAAGTTCAAATGGCACCATTCGCGCAAGAAGCACCCGCGCAAGGAGCACCAGGCGCGGGACGGCGAGATCTACTCGTGGACTGACGAGACGATCGTCAATGACAAGCCCGGCATGGCACCATTTTGCGGCTGTCGGGCTGGGTTTGTGCTTGAGCTGGATGACTGATCCGCAACGGCGGTAATTCGGACAAATAATTCGCGGCATCCCATGCCGCATGTACATGACCGACCGCCTGACCTTGGACGCGCCGCGCTTCGATAGCGCGGGGAACATGGTCGCGTCGGTCCTGGCCGCACGCACCGGCATTCAGGATTATGCGGGCTACGAGGTCGGCAAGCCGGAAATGCGCGTGGTCCGCGTGTTCCGCCCGGAAGCCGAAGTCTTCGCCGCCGATAGCTTGCGCTCGTTCGCGGGCGCGCCAGTGACGATCAATCACCCGCCCGAAAGCGTCACCACCGACAACTGGAAGACCTATGCCGTCGGTGAGACGGACAACGAGGTCGTTCGTGACGGTCAGGCCGTGCGCGTGCCGTTCCTGTTGCGCGATGCCGCAGCCATCCGAGAGGTGGATGGGGGCAAGCGTGAGATCAGCATGGGCTACGCGTGCGACCTAGCATTCGAGGCCGGCGAGCATGACGGGCAGGCCTACGACGCCGTCCAGCGCAACATCCGCATCAACCATCTTGCCATCGTCGATCAGGCGCGTGGCGGTCCCACCCTCCGCATTGGAGATAGTCAGATGAATACCAAGACCATCACCTTTGACGGGCTCCCGCTCGTCATCACCGATGCGGGCGAAACCGCGATCAATCTGCTGCTGGGCCGCGTCAATGACGCCAACAAAGCGCTGAGCGATGCGAAGGCCGCGCATGACCAGGCGATGGCGGCAAAGGACACCGAGATCGACGATCTCAAGTCGAAGGTGATCGATCAGGCCACGATCGACGCGCGCGCCGATGAAAAGGCAGAGACTGTCACGAAGGCAAAGGCGATCGTCGGCGACAAGCTGGGCGATACCGCCGGCAAGTCGCCTGCCGATATCCGCCGCATGGCCGTCTCGATCGCCTGTGGCGACGCGGCCGTGACCGGGAAGAGCGATGACTATGTCTCCGCCCGTTTCGACCACCTCGATGCCAAGCAGGCGCCGAAGAACGCGCTCGACGACGCGATCCGCACCACGCCCACCGTGGTCACCGACAACGCCAGTGTGCGCGATCTCGCGCGCGCCGCTCAGTACTAAGGGGACCAGAGATGGCCGAACTTCAGACCAGCTATTCCGAGAACATCGCCAAGGGCTATCCTGGCATGGTCGCCAACGGCGAAACAAGCAACCGGATCACGCGCACCTGTGAAGATGCAGCGGGCATCGCGTTCGGCCAGCCGGCCTATCGCGGCACGGGCGATCATGGCTGCACGGGCACCGTGGGCACTCTCGCAACCTTCCTCGGCTTCACGATCGCCAATGCCGGTCAGGCGCTGATCGCCGGCCAGGATGCCGACGAGTTCCAGCAGTACGATAACGTCGCGATCATGACGTCCGGCGCCATCTTCGTGAACGTGAAGGGCGCCGTGAACGACGGTGACGCCCTGACCGTGGGCAAGGGCGGCGGCGCTGCGGATCTTATCGGCGCGACCGCTGCGGACGCCACTCACATCGCGACCGGCTGGGTCGCAGACGAAACCGTGACGGACGGCCTCTGCCGTATCGTGAAGCGCTAAGGGGGCTGCCATGAACGCCATCACTGCCAATTTCTATGACAGCGCCTCGGGCCGGATCACCGATCCCGTCGGCTTCCTCACCGCTGATGCGGATGTCAAAGCGCTCGTCCTGCGCGCCTGGGCGGCGGACAATGCGCGCAACGCCGCGACCTTCGCCGACAAGATCGACGCGTTCATGAGCGACGCTCAGGTGGGCATCGCCTTCCTGACCCCGCAGCTCTATCGCATCGAAACCGAAGTCTACATGACGAAGTATCCCAGCTTCGACATCAACCGCTTCATGACCGTCGATTCGACCGGCGACATGTGGGACGTGGGCACCCTCGTCTATTCGATGGATCAGGTCGGCCAGGCGCAGTTCTTCGCCGGCGGCGCGTTCGATATGCCGTTCGCATCGACCAAGATGAGCCAGGCCACGAAGAACTTCCACCTGGCGGGCATCGGCTACGAGTGGAACACCCAGGAGCTGCAGCGCGCCGCCAAGCTCGGGCGTTCCCTCTCCAGCGACAAGGCGGGCGCCGCGAAGCTCGCGGCCGATCGCTTCATCTATACGATTGGGATGACCGGCAAGAACCCGGACGGCACGAACGAGAAGGGTTGGACCGGCTTCATCAACAACGGCTCGGCACCGTCGGCGCAGGTCGCCAACGATGGCACCGGCCCGTCGCGCCTGTGGTCCGCTAA